TAAACACATTTTAGTACGTGGCACGTTAAGCGGGTTTACGTCAAAACTAAATGGTAGTTCAACGACCAACGACACAATAGAAAATTTTATTCATTTCAATACGTCAATAAATATTGGAGCGCCAAATAAAGTACTTAAAATGTATGCGTTTGCACCTTCATTCCTTTACGGCGATAGTATTTTCGCATTTTTCGAAGATCAACCGACCGCCTATAACTACTTTGCCAACGGCCTTTCTCTCGGGGGCGGATATACCGGTATACGGGAGCAATTTAGAAATGAGTTTAACAGCGTCTTAAACGATAGCGTAACGCTTAACACAGTCCGAGAGCAGACCGACACAACCGGTATGGACGTCGTCCTCCGGCGCAGGACTGACGGCACCCTGCAGAGGATCAGAGCCGACCTGCTCGGAGTCGGGGGCGGGGGTGACGGTATCGACGACGTCCTCGCGGTCGGTCAGGCTTTGACGACAGGGCGAACGATTGACCATGCCGGCAATCTTATAACGCACACGAGCACGGGCACACTATTTAATATTGTTAACACTAACGCGAGCGCGACGCCCTGGCAGCGGTACGGTATATACACCCGTGACGGTATAACGGGCGCAGCAAATAGCGGCATTTATCACGAGTATAACATAGACAACGCGAGCAGCTCGAGCGTCACGGCTGCGGAGGTCGGGGCTCGATGGACTGACGCGACCGCAGGCAGTGAGGACGCACAATTCGACGTATTACTCGCGACCGCAGGCGCGGCCCCGACGAGTAAGCTCAGCGTAAGATCGAGCGGTCGGGTATTGGTTAACGCTCTTGCAGACACGCTGGCGACGCTGGCCGACGTGAGAGCCGGCGATCATCTTGTCGGGACTTTCGCCCAGAGGACCGCGATCACGGGCGCGGACGGGTACGATTTTTTCCAGACTGACGGGGGTCGCGACGCGCCTCCTGGCCGGTATTATTTTGTCAATAGCAAATGGAACTACGTAAACTTAGCGCCAGAGCGCTTGCAATTCGATTTTAATGAGTTTAGCGCTATCGGAGCCGCTAACACTATACTCGGGCAGTACGTTTATACTGCGACGGGCTCAGCGGTGCCAGCGGCTTACGGGGTCTTAATGTCGACCCTCGCCAGTACAACGGGTCGAGTAGTATTTTACGCAGGATCAAACGGTCTTTTTGGCGGCTGGGTCGATATGGATCTCGGGAGCGCTTACATGAAAGTAAAAATTAACCTCACGCAGCTCTCAACGGTCGCCGAGGAGTTTGCGCTGAGGGTCGGCTTTACTGATATGACTGCGGGCACCGAGCCGAATAACGGGGTATATATTGAATATGACAGGCTGAGCTCGGTAAATTGGCGGTATACGCAAGCGGCTGGGGCCGGTACGCGGACCGAGACAGCCAGCTCGACGCCGGTCGCGACTGGGGCGCTGATACTCGAGGTATACTGCCCTGGCGCTGGGGGTACCTCCGAATTTTGGGTCAACGGTACGAGCATAGGCACGCAGGCCGCAACTATGCCGACCGTCCTGCTCAGTCCGATGATACAATTTGTAAAGAGCGCAGGATCGACGCCTGTCACCTGCTTGATCGACTACTCAAAAACATGGCACTACCTAACAACATCAAGAGACTAATATGAAAAACTTACTTATAAAGCTGCTGATCCTCGTCACTATTTTCGTCGGGGTAAATTCGTTTGAGGGCTCAAATAAGAATTTTGACGTCCTGCTTACCCAGAGGATCACGCCGGTCACGGGGTCGACTTATAACCTGATCGCGGTAAAGCAGGACTTTCTCGTCGTCGTCGATCTCGCTGCGACGATCGCCCAGCTTAATATACCCTTTCCGGCTACGCCAGCGGACACGCAGCTAATCGGCTTTACAACACGCTCCGCGATCACGAGCTTAAACTTTTTGCAGGTCGGGGGTATACCGATCACGGCACCGGTCACGACTTTGGCCGCTGGGGCCGTCGTCTGGTATATTTACAACGCTGAGGCAAATCGCTGGTTTAGATACTAAATTTTATAACTATATGGCAAATATTATTTTCAACGAGATACCGGCGAGCGCTGCAGATCTCAATAATCCTGGCCGCGCGGTCGAGCAATGGCATAACGCAAACGAGGTTAACGTCCCGACAGAGGGCGTGAACACTCCGAGACACGACTGCTATTATCGTTTTGTATGGACTAAGATCGAGGGCCGTACTCTGGGCTCGTACGATTGGTCTTATTTCGATAGTCTGGTCACCGGAGCGATCCAGAGAAAGCAGACGCTCTCTTTCGGGGTAATGTCTGTTTGCCCTGGTAACGAACAGGAGGCCGGCGGGCAGTCTTACGGAAACGGCTGGGGCTGCTATCCTGAATACATTCATAATAAGATGCAGGCCGAAACGGTAAAGGACTGGAAAACCGGCCAGACGTGGACACCTAACTACAATGACCCCTTTTACGCTGAGCGAGTGCTCGCGCTGTATCAGGCGATGAATGCACGGATATACCAGAACAACTGGCAAAAACATATCGGTATTATTGATGTCCGAATGTACGGGGCCTGGGGCGAGTGGCACAGCGCCTATACTCCGAATAATAACGTCAGCGACTACCCTGCGGGCACTTTCCCGACCGTCGCGAGTCTGAAAAAGATCGTCGACGCTCATACCGCTGGCTTTCCTAACTTTCCGCTGGTCGCGATGATCGCAGGCTTTGACGCTCATTACCTAAATAATACTTGGAACGACCCAGAGATCGCGTACTATTTACTGACAACTCGTAACGCCTGGGGCCCGCTGGGCTGGCGTCGCGATCAGTGGGGCGCGACTGACTCTTATCTCGAGGCGTACCTCGTCAACAATACTCGGACCTTTAACGGGGTGCCGTTAAATAGTCTGATAATGAAAGTCTGGGAGGCCGCGCCGATCACGGGCGAGCCGCCAGCCTGGAACCCTGGCGACTATTATGATCTCGAGCGCCAGATCAAGCTATACCGCGCGACCTCTTTCGGTAACGGTAACTACGGGGTCGTACCGAATAGCACGATAAAGGGGCGCGTCAGAGCGGCCTCAAAGATTTGCGGGTACCGCTTCAAAGTTATCAACGCAGTAACGACCGTCAACTCCTCGGGGCTGACGATCGCGATGAACTGGCAAAATATCGGCAACGGTAATTGCTGGCAGGACTGGGCGATCGAGTTTGCGCTGACCGGTACGACCTTTAAGGCCGTGTCGAAACACAAACTTAAATTTTATCAGCCCTCAGCGACTCCTCTCGAGGTCGTCGATACTTTCCCGCTCGCTGGCGTGCCCGCTGGGACTTACGCGCTAACCTTTACCGTCAAAGATCCTGCAGGCGCGCGGGCAAATATGGCTCTTGCGATCACGGGAGGCACGGCTCAAAATGTTTATTCGCTGGGCTCGATCACGGTCGGGCAGATACAGCCACCGGTTAACCAGGGCCCGACTGCCAACGCTGGGGGCGATATCGAGATCACGCTGCCCGTCAATAGCGCCCAGCTCGTCGGCTCTGGCACAGATACCGACGGGACGATTATATCATACCTCTGGGCAAAAGTGAGCGGCTCGGGTACGATTGCTAACGCTAACGCAGCGAGTACTCAGATCACGGGCCTCGCGCAGGGCGTGAGCGAGTACAGGCTCACCGTCACCGACGATAAGGGCGCGACGGCGAGCGATACGGTTAAGATCACGGTTAAGGCCGTCGAGCCGGTACCGAGGACAGTCGTCGCAGTACGGCACGAGGTTGTTTACAGCGACGGGACGACAGGCGATTTTGATTAATAAAAAGGCTATTTTTAAGGCATGGATAATCAAGCGGTCGGTATGATACATAACTATATTTTACCCATTATCTTATTTTTAGCGGCCCAGACTATCGGCTTTGTCATCGCTTGGGTCAATTTCAGAACTGAGGTAATGACGCGGCTCAAGGTACTCGAGATACAGATGCAGAACGAAAAGCAGAACGTCGCAATTTTAGGCGAAAAAATCGACAGCCTTTTAGCTGGAGTGAGGAGGATCGAGGTCGAGCTGGCAAATAAGAAAGACAGGGAGAAATAAAAAAGCCCTCACGTAAAGACGTCGGGCTTAAAGTACTTGGTTAAATCCAAAGCTATGATTGACCACAATATACTATAAAAATTTGTACTATGAATTATTTGATAATTTTTTTCGGCTCGGTCCTCGGTATGCTATTATTGACGACCGTCAAAAGCGTATACGTTCAACGCGGCTCAAAGTATACCCTCGGCTTTGTCGGGGCTTTCAGAGTCTATACAACTAAGCACACGGGGCCGATGCTCGTCGGCTTTATCGTCGTACTGATCGCTATGTTTGTTTTACCTGATACCCTCGCCCTCGCTGAGAGCGGGCGGGCTGCAGGCACAAAGTACGCGATGATCGTCGACGGGGTGCTCGACCGGCTCAGACTTTACAGCGTCTTTTTGGGTATCATCGGCCAGGGCCTCGGCTTTATCCTGATCAGGAAAGGAGAGAAATTTTTGAGAGAGCAGGAGGTCGTCGAGGAGGTCGCAGCTAAAAAGATAGCCGATGAATAAACTATTTATAGGGCTCGCGGTCTTGGCCCTCGTGAGCTGCAGGACGACACGCGAGATCGTTAAGGAGAAAGTCGTCGTTGATAGCAGCGTCGTCGAGCGTAACGAAAGGCTCGAGCGCACGCTCAAAGAGACAGTCGACCGGTACGAGGCCGAGCGCGAGAGCTGGGCCAGTACAGGAGTCATATTTGATACGACCTATCTGCCAGGCGACACGGTCCGCGAGCCTGCGAGGGTCGTCTTTCATGATAACGGTCGTATTAAAAGCGTCGAGGGCCGGCTGAGATCTGTCACGCTGAGCGAGCAAGAGCGGACCGCTGAGCTGCTTGACGCGCACGGGACGATCGACTCGCTCGTGATCGAGCTCGACCGCAAGGACGCGCAGCTCTCGAAAAAAGTTAACACGATCACGAAAGAGATAACAAAAACCGCTTTGCCTTTTTGGATCTGGCTCTTATTGCTCGCCGGCTTTTTAGTGAGGCATTACTGGCAAAAAATCAAATCAATTATATGACAGTTAAAAAATGGTTTACACTAATGACCCTGACGGCTTTTGCCGGCTTTTTATTGCTGATCAATACGAACAGCGCTTTTGCTGATAAGCATAAGATCGGCTGGCTCTTTATTGTGATCGGTATCGCTTTGGCGTCAGTCGCCGGTTACTCTTTTTATAAGGCTAACAAGCTCGGAAATAAAAAGAGATGATATACTCGGTCCTGCTTTTTGTGCTGGTCTTGGCCGTCGATCTTATAACTGACGTCTGGCTGTATCGTGAGGGGGCTCAGCCTGATAAGTTTCGGGGTACAATCCTGCGCTGTATCGGGCTCGCGCCCTGCGTGTACTGGCTCGGCTGGCGCTCGGTGCCCCTGATCTTTTTCTTATACCTGATCCTCTTTAACGGCTTTTATAATTTGCTGATCGGTCAGCGCTGGGAGTTTCTCGGGACGACGTCAATAATTGACCGGTACCTCGCCAAATTACCCCGAATTTTAAAATATATTTTACTAACCCTTTCGATAATATTTTACTTATTATGAATAAGCCCGTATTTTTTGACGCGGTCCGCGCCTTTGCTGGCGGCTCTCTCAAGGCCTCGCAGGTCGACGGCTTTACCGCGATCCTCGACCGCTGGGCCGAGCTCGAGCTGACCGATCAGCGATGGCTTGCGTATATGCTCGCGACTACCTGGCACGAGACAGCGAGGACAATGCAGCCTATCAGAGAGTACGGTAAGGGAAAGGACCGCAAGTACGGCGCGACTCACCCAGTCACGGGCCAGATCTACTACGGTCGGGGCTTTGTGCAGTTAACCTGGTATCCTAATTATCTTAAAATGTCGCGAAAGATATACGGCGACGACCGGCTGGTCCTCGATCCTGATCTCGCCCTCGAGCTGGGTACTGCGACCGATATCCTGTTTCGGGGTATGATCGACGGCGACTTTACAGGCGTTAAGCTGGCGACTTACTTTAATGAGACGAAAAGCGATGAGATTAACGCGCGAAAGATAATCAACGGGCTCGACCGCGCTGCGATGATCGCGGGGTACTATAAGACGTTTATGCAGAGCTTTGAGATATAAGGGCCGGCCCGATCGGGTCGCCTCCCACCTCTGGCAGCGACAGCCTATTAAACTTTTTTAAGAGCTGAGCCGGCCCAGTAATTTACAGTATTAAATAGTCAGGTTTGCGGACCCGCGCGAGGTAATCGCTGCAAAAGTCCTCGGGCAGTTTTGGATCAGCTCGCAGGATCTCGACCCCGTCGATATCAGACAAGGGCAGAAAGCCTGCAGAGTCAAAATACCGGCCTTTGCCGAGGCCCGCGAGCCCGTAAACAGTAAAACCGTCATGGCTCGCGATATCAGTCACAAAATAGGTCTGATTAACGACCGGCGAGATCGGGGGCACTTTGCCGAGGAGATGACGCCAGCGGTCCTCGATACATAGTACTTTCATAGCTTACGATTTTTTTTGTCGAGGGCCTCCCAATAATTGACGACCCAGAGTGAGAGCGCGAATAGCGCCAGCAAAATGCAGATTTCCATTAGTTGACAGTTTTGAGATCACGAGCCAGAACAGCCAGAGGAGCTGAAAGGCCGCGATCAATTTAACGATGTATAACATAATATTCAATTTTTTCGAGTAGGTCGGCCCCGATCTGGCGCTCGACTGCGGCCCTGTTATCTTGGGCCTGCTCGACGATCAGCGCGATCGCCTCCTCAATATGGTCTATTTTGTTTGGGTCGTACTCCGCGCGACGCAGGCACTCAACGAAAAAACTATCGCCGGTTAAGGTCTGCAGATCTGCACGAATATCATCGAGGGGCTTTGGCATAAGGCAAATTTTAAAGGGTAATGTAAAGGGCTTTGAGTCGGGACCGCTCACGCTGCAGCTTTGCCCAGCGGGCCGAGGCTGCGACACTATTATCGCCGCTCGATAATATACATAAAATTTCGATTGTGAGCTCCGCGATACGCTCGATAATTTCGGTCTTTGTCATAACTTAACTTTTTTAGCTGATTAGATGATTAGTGCCTCACAAAGATAGTAACTAATTCGTTACCTCCAAACTTTTCTTTAACTATTTTTTAAGCTGTCTCTAAGTACTTAGCGAGGACCCGCTCGTCTACGATCAGGACGTGAGCGTGCCCGAACTTTTCGAGCCGCAGGACCCCTGGCAGCTTGTGACCAAACTTTATCGCCTTTCGTACTGAGGAGTCAAATTTCAGGCCTCGCGCGATCGCGTACTCCTGTACCGTCATCTTTTTCATAAATTATTTTTGACAAATGTATCACTTAAATTTGGAAACTACAAAGTTTCCCCTATCTTTGTAGTCTTATCAGTTTAAACGCTTAAAATTTATCAGTTATGACGCTCAAAATTAACAGGTACTACGACCTCTCAGAAAATGGCAAAGTATACAGGATGAAATATAAAGGCCTCAAGCCTTTCGGGTATATGTTCAAATTTAGCGACCGTACTAACGCGGCTTTCTTTTACGGTATCAATCCTCTCATCGCTGCTAATCCTGTTCTCGTCAAAATTGGAAAATAGCTTTTTACCAGGCGACCCCGTCGTCTGCGAGATATTCGGCTGCGGTACTCGCCTCAGCCTCCGCGAGCAGCTCTTTGGTCAGCGCTGCGCGGCTCACAACTCTTTATTCACTAAAACGATAAAAAATGCAAATCGAGATCAAAGTCACACTCAGCGCGGACGCTGCGCTCTTAGCCGCTTTGACGGCCCTCGCTGGGGCGAAAGCCCAGCCCTCAGTACAAGAAACGAAAACAAAGTCTACCAAAGCCCCAGCGGTCGAAAAGTCTCAGGCCTCTGTCAGCGTCGCCGAGGTATCACCGTCAGAAAGCTCAGCGCCGGAAAGCTCAAACGGCTCAACTCACACTCTCGAGAGTCTGCGCGCTCTCGCTGTGCCTAAGTCAAAAGCAGGTAAGAAAGACGCGATCAGGGCAAAGCTCACCGAGCTGGGGTACCCTGAAGGCTTAAACGGCCTGCAGCCGAAAGACTTTGAGGCCTTTCACGCTTATATTGTCAGCTTATGAGTCACGCAGTCTTATCGCCGTCAAGCGCCTCGCGCTGGCTTAAATGCGCGCCTTCAGCTCAGCTCGAGGCCCGCGAGCCTTATACGTCGAGCTCGTACGCTGACGAGGGCACCCTCGCGCACAAGCTCAGCGAGCTCGTGATTAATCACAAGCTCGGGAGGATCTTAGATAAGGAGTTTAAGAAAAGGGTAAAGGAGATCGAGGTCGACGGGCTGTATACCGGCGAGATGGCTGACTTTTGCGAGGGCTTTGCCGTATACGTGCTCGAGCTCTTTAACACGCTGGCCGATCGCGACCCCGTGATCTTTACCGAGGAGCGCGTTAATCTGACGAACTGGGTGCCGGACGGCTTTGGTACGGTCGATATACAAATCGTCGCGGACGGCCAGCTCTGGATAATCGACCTCAAGTACGGGAAAGGCGTCCCAGTCTTTGCAGACGATAACCCTCAGCTCAAGCTCTACGCTCTCGGGGTGTACGAGGATCTGCGGAGTCTTTACACTATCGATCGGGTAAATATGGTAATTTATCAGCCCCGTATCGATAATATCAGCACTCACTCGGTCAGCGCTGACGACCTGCTTTACTGGGCTGACGAGGTACTGCGGCCAAAGGCGAAAGAGGCCTTTGACGGGACCGGTGACTTTGTTCCTGGCCCTCATTGCCAATTTTGCAAGGTCAAAGGCAAATGTAAAGCGCTGGCGACCGTTAACCTCGAGCTGGCAAAGAAGGCCTTTCTCGATGAGGAGACGGGGCCGTCTTTCTTGGGCCCCGAGGACGTGAGCGAGATCCTGCAGAAAGCTAAATTTTTTACCGACTGGCTTAGCGCGGTCGAGGAGTACGCGCTCAACGCTGCAGTTAATAACGGGGTAAGCTGGCCAGGTATGAAACTCGTCGAGGGCCGCAGCGTCAGGCAGTATATTGACGAGGAGAAAGTCGTCAGTAAATTGGTCAAGTCGGGGCTCAACTCCGGCGATCTTTACAACATGAAGATCAAAGGTATCACCGATATGACTAAGCTCCTCGGCAAAAATGACTTTGAGCGCTTACTGTCTGACCTGATACATAAGCCCCCAGGTAAGCCGGTACTTGTCGCCGAGAGCGATAAGAGGCCAGCTTTCGGAGCCGCAGATCGGGCAAAGACAGCTTTCGAAAATGAGTAATCAATTTTTATTAATAATCTAAAACGTTTAAAAATGTCAGAATCAAAAAGCCTCACTAAAGTGATCACGGGTACCGTTCGTCTCTCTTTCCTTCATGTCTGGGAGCCAACATCAATGCAGGACGGGGGCCCAAAAAAGTACAGCGCAGCGCTGCTGATACCGAAATCAGATAAGGAAACGATCAAAAAGATCAACGCTGCTATCGCTGCAGCGGTCGAGCAGGGCCTTCCTAAATGGGGAGGTAAAAAACCGGCTGTCTTAAAAATGCCTTTGCGTGACGGCGATGTCGAAAAGCCAGACGACGTAAATTATAAGGGCCATTACTGGATCAACTCAAGCAGCTCGCAGGCCCCAGGGGTACTCGACAGCGACAAAAACGAGATGATCGATAAAACAAAATTATACTCCGGTTGCTATGCAAAAGCGGACGTTAATTTTTACGCCTTCAATACTCAGGGCAATAAGGGTATTGCCTGCGGACTTAACAATATCCTGAAAGTGAAAGACGGGCCGGCTCTGGCAGGTAAAGAGAGCGCGAGCGTCGCCTTTAAAGATATCGAGGTCGAGCAGGACGGTGACGACGACGGCCTGTAAAGGCTTTTTTGTACCTATCAGAAAGCCGATAAAATATTTATCGGCTTTCTTTTTGTAGTAACGAAATAGTTACCTATATTCGTAAAAATAAACGTTATGAAAATAGTACTTAATCACGTAAAATTTACTTTTTTAGTCGACGGCTCAGAGTACGGGGTACAGTGGTACTCTAAGGGCTCGCCTGGTTACTCTGTTTACGCTGCCAGCGCAGCCGAGCTGCCTATGCAGTACGAGGTACAACTATTTAGAGGGGGCGGGTATATGTATAGCACTTATACAAGTCAAGCTGCAAATAAAAGCAATTCGCTCGTGTATCTCAAAGAGCTGCTTATTAACGAGCTTAACGGAAAAGTAGAGTAGTATGAGAAAACTCGCGATCGATATAGAAACTTTTTCAAGCGTACCGCTCGGGGGGCTCAAGGGTCAGGGCGTCCACAAGTACGTCGAGAGCCCCGACTTTGAGATCATGCTCATCGGGTACCAATACGACGATGAAGATCGCCAGATCATCGATCTCACAAACCTCGATGAGGACGCGCTCAGCTCAAACGTATATGAGGAGCTTGAGGAGGTCAGGGCTGCGATACTCGACCCGACGATCCTCAAGACAGCGTATAACGCAGCTTTCGAGATTGCCTGCTTATCCAAATCTTTTTGTCCTGATCTCGACCCCGCGCAATGGTCTTGTACTATGGTTAAGGCCGCGATGCTCGGCTTACCCTTTGGCCTCGGGTACGTCGCTGACGTGCTGGGCCTGCAGGTGCAAAAGTTCGTCGCTGGGGCTCATATCAAATACTTTTGTACTCCGTGCAAGCCGACAAAAGCCAACGGCATGAGGACCCGAAACTATTCTTATCACGATCCTCAGCGCTGGGACGAATTTAAAGAGTACTGCAAAATCGACGTCGAGGTCGAGCAGGCCGTCAGGGCTAAGATCGAGTTTTTTAAGGTATCAGCTTTTGAGGCTCCGATGTATCTCATCGATCTGGCGATCAATAATACAGGCGTCAAGATCGACCGCAAGCTCGTCGAGGAGTGTATCAGGCTCAACGAAATCTACGCAGGGCGTCTCATCGGCGAGGCGATCAGCCTGACCGGTATCGCTAACCCGAAAAGCGTTTCGCAGCTCAAGGCTTGGCTTGAGGATGAGATCGGCGAGGAGGTCGAGGATCTCAAGGCCGGCTCGGTTCCTGGCCTGATCGAAAAGGCCGGAGAGGGCGCAGCTAAAAAGGTGCTCGAGATCAGGCAAAAGATAAGCCGCAGCTCGATTACCAAATATAAAAAGATGCTCGATATGGCTTGCGCTGACGACCGTATACGGGGCCTCTTTCAATATTACGGGGCTAACCGTACGGGGCGCTGGGCTGGTCGCGGGGTGCAGGTACAGAATCTCGTTAAGAACTGGCTCCCGAATTTGGACTTGGCCCGTGAGCTGGTCCGCGAGGGCGATCTGGATAGTCTCGAGCTATTTTTCGATAACGTGACGCTCGTACTGTCTCAGCTTTGCCGTACCGCCTTTATTCCTGCAGAGGGTAAAAAGTTTCTCGTATCTGACTTTTCAGCTATCGAGGCGAGGGTGATTGCTTGGCTCGCCGGTGAGAGTTGGCGGCTCGACGTCTTTAACGGTCACGGTAAAATATACGAGGCCAGCGCGGCTGCGATGTTCAAGATACCTATCGAGGCCGTGACTAAGGGCTCGATGTATCGGGACGCGGGCAAGGTCGCAGAGCTGGCGCTCGGTTATCAGGGCTCAGTCGGGGCAATGAGCTCGATGATCGCGACCGAGCAGCGCAGGGCTTACGAAAAGGGCAAGACCTTTGACTTTAACCCTTCGGATGAGGAGAAACAAGATATCGTTAACCGCTGGCGCGCTGCGAGCCCTAAGATCAAAAAGCTCTGGTACGACGTCAACGCTGCAGCGATCGACTGCGTCGACTCCGGTCAGCGCGTCACTTGTGGTAAAGTATCTTTTCACGTCGAGAAAAATGTCCTATTTTGTACTCTGCCCTCGGGGCGTGCTCTGGCTTACATGAGGCCAAAGCTGGTCGACAATCCTAAATTCGGAGGGGTACAGCTCGAATATCAGGGTATGGATCAGACGAGTAAAAAATGGGTAAAGATGAGAGCTTACGGGGGCCTGCTTGTCGAGAATATCACGCAGGCGATCGCTCGCGACGTGCTGGCCGAGAAAGTGAGAGATCTGCACCTCTGGGGGCGAAAGATCGTGATGCACGTACACGACGAGGTAGTTATCGAGGCGAGTACCGGTATCGATTATCGAGATATTGATAAGGTAATGAGTCAGCCCGTAAGCTGGGCCCCTGGCTTACCTTTAAAAGGCGACGGCTTTGAGACTCTATACTATAAAAAAGAAGATTAATGATAGGTAAAGCAATAATACTTTGTGAGGAAAGTCAGGCGCTCTGCTTAGAGATGAGATGAGAAGGCAAGGCTGGGAGGCCTTTAGCTGCGATCTTTTACCCTGCAGCGGGGGCCGCGCTGAGTGGCATATACAGGACGATGCGCTGGCGACTGCGAGGTCGAGGCACTGGGATCTTATTATCTCTTTCCCTCCATGCACCGATCTGGCTGTCAGCGGAGCGCGCTGGTTCGCAGGCAAAAGAGCCGACGGGAGTCAGCGCGAGAGTATTAAATTTTTTCTCGATATCGCTGAGCTGTCTGATCTTGTCGAGAACCCCGTCGGTATAATGTCAGGAGGTAAGTACCTTAAAAAGCACTTTCCAGATCTTTACGAGCGCTGGCTCAATATTGAGATATTACAGCAAAAGCCGCAAGTTATACAGCCTCACGATCACGGTCACGGCGAGACAAAAGCGACCTGTCTCTGGACTAAGGGCCTGCCAGCGCTGCAGCCGTCCGATAAAGTCGAGGGACGTGAGGGCCGTGTCTGGAGGATGCCTCCGAGCGCGGACAGGGCGAAAAACCGCTCAAAGACTTTTACCGGTATCGCTCGCGCGATGGCCGAGCAGTATACGGCGTACTATGTTCGCGAGATGATAGGGCTTTAAAAAATTAATTTGGACTTATGGCAACTCTTTCGTTACCTTTAAGCTCTCACTCCGCTGGCACGGAGATAGTAGATAAATAACCTTTTAGCCCTGACGGGGCGGGTGCCAGCCCAAACCGTCAGGGCTTTTTTATCCTAAATCTGTAATTATGACCACAAAAGACACGCTCGAATGTATTGCCGACACGGTAACACAGATTAAGTCTATCGTCGCCTATCACCTCGGAGGGGGCGAGATGCTCGCCGAAATTGAGGACGCTCTCGACGAGTTGAAAAATGAGATCACCGACGACGCTGCTGAGAGCCAGGTCGCTGAGAAAGTACTCGATGATTTTGACGAGGAGCAGCTCGTCGAGTACCTTAAAGACAAAGGGTATACCGTGCTCAACTTCGATAACCTGATCGAGCGCTCTAAGCTCGACAACTTTCTCCGCTCCGAAATCTTTCCTCGATATAACGATCAAAAAGCCTTTTTATAGTATGCAGGAACTCTGGATCTCTACAGGACGTCACCGCAAAGAGAAAAACTGGAAAAACCAAAAGTACGACTGGCCGACGCTCGTCGATCGTCTCAGCCGGTGCCAGTACACAGGCGAGACGGTCCGCGAGTACGCGGCTATGGACTCTGAAACGCAGGCCCCTATCAAAGACGTCGGGGGCTTTGTCGGGGGCGCGATCACGGGGGGCCGCAGGCGCAAGGGCGCGGTATCTTCCCGCTGCCTGATCACGCTCGACCTCGACAGCGCCCCCGTCGGAGCCTGGGACGAGATAACACTCGAATACGCCTGCGCTCTGGCCGTCTACAGCACTCACAAGCACACGCCAGCAGCGCCCCGTCTGCGGCTGGTTATACCGCTCGATCGTGAGGTAATGACTGACGAGTACGAGGCGATCAGCCGCAGGGTCGCCGATGATATCGGCCTCGACTACTTCGACCCGACGACTTTCCAGAGTGAGCGCCTTATGTACTGGCCCAGTATGCCAAAGGACGGGGAGTACTTTTTCGCGGTGCAGTCTGGTGAGTTTCTCAGGGCTGACGCGGTGCTCGCGCGGTACAAGGACTGGAAAGATAGCTCGCAATGGCCGGTCCACCCAGGCGAGGCGCGAGTCGTACGTGAAGGTCTGCAGACAGCTCAGGACCCGACCGAAAAGAGCGGGGTCGTCGGTGCTTTCTGCAGGGCTTACGGTATCGAGCGCGCGATCACGGAGCTCCTGGCTGACGAGTACGAGGACGCGGGGGCTGACCGGTACACGTACCGAGGAGGATCGACCGCAGCGGGGCTGGTCACGTACGACGACAAATTCGCTTACTCTCATCACGGGACCGACCCAGCGGGCGGGGTGCTGTGCAATAGCTTTGACCTCGTGAGGCTGCATAAGTACGGTAAAGCCGACGACAGGGTCGCGCCTGATACTCCGATCACGCGCCGGCCCTCGTTCATAGCGATGGCTGAGCTCGCGCGCAGCTTTGCCGACGTTAACCTCGATCTGGTCAAGCAGCAAACGGGGCGGGCAAAGGAGGCCTTTAAAGACGCTGAGGAGGACGGGGCCCTCGACGACTGGCTGGCAACGCTCGAGGTCGGTAAGCAGGGCAAGATCGAGCCGACGGCTGAGAATATCCTGATCATACTACGAAACGATCCTTTGCTGAGAGGCCGGCTGGCGCTTAACGAGTTTTCGAGCTCGTACCGCGTCTTTGGCGAGCTGCCCTGGGACGAGAGGACCGGCGAGCGGAGCTGGGCCGACGAGGATGACGCCGGTCTGCGCTGGTACATCGAGACGACATACCGCTTTGTCGCGATCAACAAAATAAAGGATTGCCTTTCTCTTGTGATGAGAGAGGGCGCTTTCAACCCAGTACAGGAGTACCTCAGCGGGCTGGTCTGGGACGGGGTCGAGAGGATCGACCGGCTCCTGATCGATTACCTCGGGGCTGACGATAATCCTTATACGAGAGCCGTGACGCGCAGGACCCTGATCGGGGCCGTGTACCGAGCGATGGAGCCTGGCTGTAAATTCGACAACGTGCTTGTGTTGGTCGGTCCGCAGGGCTCGGCAAAGTCTGAGCTTATCAGCGTGCTCGGGGGCGAGTGGTATAGCGAGAATTTCGGACGGCTCGATAACAATCAAGCGATGGAAAATTTGCAGGGGGCCTGGCTTATGGAGGTCGCCGAGATGGCTGCGCTCAAACGGGCCGAGGTCGAGGTGATCAAGCACTTTATCAGTAAGAGGCGCGACGAGTTTCGCCCAGCTTACGGGCACCGTAAAGTCTCATATCCTCGGGGCTGTATTTTTATAGGGTCGAGTAATAACGATGATTTTATACAGGATCAGACCGGAGGCCGCAGGTTTTGGCCGGTTAAGATTGTAAAGTCGACTGAGAATAAGCGCAAGGTCTTTAATGATCTGGCGCGCGAGCGGGGTCAGATCTGGGCCGAGGCCGTCCGAGGCTGGTCAAATAGTGAGCCTCTACAGTTGACCGAGCGCCTCGAGCTCCTGGCCGAGGAGGTTCAAGAGTCGCATACTGAAAAGGACCCCTGGGTCGGTATGATACGCGAGTACCTCGATACGGCTTTGCCTGATAACTGGGTCGAGATGAGTATCTGGGACCGCAAAGCATACCTGCAGGGCGATGAGACACAGCCAAAGGGCAGCGCGCCGCGCGATGAGGCGACAGCGCGCGATATCTGGCTTGAGTGCCTCGGGGGTGATCGTAAGAGTTTCTCATCGGGTATCGGTAAGAGGATCGCCTTTGCTATGGTAAAGATGACAGGCTGGCACTTATCGGAGAGAAAAGTAAAGAGAGAGGGTAATATGATAAGGGTGTACGTCAGGGATGCCGCAAACGAAAAATAATTTGCGGCATCCCTTACCGGCATCCCTTACCGGCATCCTCAAAAGCTCTTAGTATTAGTATTTTATATAAATAGATGCCGATAAATAGATAAAAAAGGGGTATAAGGGTATTAGTAAGTTATGATAATAATATGAAGCTATATAACTACATAAAAAGCCATAACATCGATATATCTACTCTAAGGAAATCGACGTTTTTTGCGGCATTGCGGCATCTTTTTAGATAAGTATCATAAAATCAAAATGTTATGGGATGCCAAAAAGGATGCCGATAGCGCTAAAATATGGAAAGAGAAAAAGATATCGAAAAGCGGCTAAAATGTCAGGTCAAGAGGCTGGGCGGGCTGTGTTTTAAGTTTACGAGCCCAGGTACTCGGGGGGTACCCGACAGGCTTGTGATCTTTGAGGGCAGGCTTTACCTCGTCGAGCTGAAAAGGCCAGACGGTGAGCCCTCGCCGGTTCAAAAAGCCGTACACAGGATGATCGAGGCCCGCAAAGTAAAGGTCTGGGTCGTCAAAGATGACGAAACACTTAAAACATTTATCGATGCAATATGTACCACATAAGTATCAGGATCACGCGACCGATCACATTATCGCAAATAAGGCGAGCGGCCTTTTTTTAGAGATGGGCCTCGGTATTTAATTAATTGGGCGTATATTTGTAATATGCCAAAAAGAAACAGCTTAGAGCGCCCTTGCGAAACTTGCGGGAAAGCGGTAAGGCGCTGCGCGAGCCAGATGAGAAAACACGTTTTTTGCAGCTTAGCTTGTAGTAAACCCTTTTTGAGTAAGCGCTTTACTGAGATGAATATCGATCTAAATCCTGATAGGATGATACCTGAGACGCGTAAAAAGCTGAGGGCGTCGAAAGTCGGTAGAGGCGACGGTAAGGCATACCGGAAAACTTACGGGAGACACACGCATCGCGTCGAGGCCGAGAAGATGATCGGGAGGCCTTTAAAGAAAGGCGAGGTCGTACATCACATCGATGGAAATATTTTAAATAATTGCCACAGTAATCTTTTTGTATTTAAGTCGCAGGCAGAGCACGCCAGGGCGCACCAACTAATAATAAAAATAAATGGACGAAAGCAATTTACACGCGTACCAGAATCGAATGATTGAACACGTTATAACTAATTCATATTCAGCGCTTTACGTAGATATGGGCTTAGGGAAAACAGTCGCGACGCTGACCGCGATCTCTCGCCTCATATATGAGGACCTCGAGGTCAGTAAGGTCTTGGTCATAGCTCCGAAAACCGTCGCTTTGAACGTCTGGCCGGAGGAGGTCAAAAAGTGGACTCACCTCTCGCACCTTCGCCTCGAGGTCGTCAAAGGCGACCCAGCGCAGAGAGTCGCCTGCTTAAAGAGAAAGGCTGATATTTACGTCATAGGTCGCGATAATGTCGCGTGGATCGTCAAGCACTATATGACGGCCTTTCCCTTTGATATGGTTGTCATCGATGAGCTGAGCAGCTTTAAGGATAACCAGAGTCAGCGCTTTCGGTCGCTGAGGATCGTGAGGCCGCTGATCAAAAGAGTCGTCGGTCTGACCGGTACACCTGCGCCTAACGGCCTGCAGGATCTCTGGCCGCAGATATATCTCCTCGATCAGGGTGAGCGTCTGGGTAAAACGATCGGGGCCTTTCGTGAGGCTTACCTGAGCGCTGATAAGATTTTCGGCCAGCATATCCAGAGCTATAAAGTACGCAAAGGATCAGAAAAGGAGATATACGATAAGATCGGCGATATCTGTATCTCGATGAAAGCCGACGATTATCTCGAGCTACCTGGCAGGCTTGAGCACACGATCAGGATAAACCTCGAGCCGGCGACCCTGCAGAGGTATAAGGCCTTTGAAAAGGAGAAAGTCCTCGAGATGGCGAGCGCAGATATCTCGGCCCTTAACGCTGCGGCCCTTACGACTAAGCTCTTGCAATTCTCTAACGGGGCTTTGTACGATGAAAATAGAGAGGTACACTTAGAGCACGATCAAAAGCTCGACGCGCTGAGCGATATCATCGAGGAGGCCGGAGATCAGCCGGTCCTCGTGTTTTACTCTTATATTCACGATAAGCAGCGTATACTCGAGCGCTTTAAGCACGCAAGAGAGCTCAAGACCTCGGAGGATATCAAAGCTTGGAACAGTAAAAAGGTCAGGCTTATGATAGCTCACCCAGCCAGCGCAGGGCACGGGCTCAATTTACAAGCTGGGGGTAATATTATTGTCTGGTTCGGGCTTACGTGGTCACTCGAGCTATATCAGCAGGCTAACGCGCGTCTCGATCGTCAGGGTCAGACTAAGCCCGTGATGATCTACAAACTGATTTGCGCCGGTACGATGGATGAGGAGGTCAGCGCAGCGATCGACCGAAAGGCCGACGGTCAAAGCGCTCTCATGCAGGCGGTCAAAGCAAAAATCGAATTTTATCGAAAAAAGGTACTAATTTAGGTATGAATATGGCTAAGAAAGAGGTAAAAAAGAGAAAATTGACCCCAAAAATTACTCGTTTTTGCGAGGAGTATCAAATCGACTTTAACGGTACGAGGGCAGCGATAAGAGCAGGGTACGCGCCAAAGAGCGCGCACTCTCAGGCTTGGGAACTCCTTAAAAAGCCGGAGGTACAGGCTTTTATAATGGAGTTACGCAATCAAACAGCCGATAAATTGAACGTATCAAAGGAGTCTTTGCTGGCTATTTTACGTGAGATAGCAGGCGCAAGAGTCGAGGATATTATCGACCCAGAAACAGGGGCAATTTTACCCCCGAATTTGTGGCCCGATCATATGAAGGGGGTCGTATCAGGGGTCGAGGCCGAGGAGTTGTACCTGGGCCGAGGCGATGATCGCAGGCCGATCGGCACCGTCAGGAAAGTAAAGCTCTGGGAAAAGACCAAAGCGATTGAGCAGCTCAGCAGAATGCTGGGGTATAACGCGCCGGAGAAAGTCGCGCAGACGACGCCAGACGGTCAGGCAGCGGCCCCGATAATTAACGTGTACACAACTCAGCCGAAAGCTGAGGATTAATATCACCTTTAAAACTAAAACAACGATGGAACAGGAGAGCCCAATACCAGACGAGCAGATAGTCAACGATGATGAGACGATCACCGAAACACCGATCGAGAGCGAGCCTGCGGAGGATGAGCCGACCGAGGACGCGGAGCCGGAATAATTTGGTCAGTAACTAAAGAGTTACTATATTGCTTTTGATATTTGCCCTGGTAAGAGGGCTTTTAAAGTTTTTGCCTCTGGATTTTGACGGCCCTTACCGGCCCGATTTTGAAAGGGGCATTTTTATTTTATGGCTTTAAGTACATACTCTAATAAGACGCCAGCGCCTCTCTGTGATATCGCAGAGCCTAAGCTCGTCGGCTTTATCTTAGTAAAGAAAGTCTCGAGGTATATGCTTAAAAAGTACGGGTACGCGAAAGCCTTTGATATTAACCTTAAAAAAGCACTTAAAAAACGATGAGTTTAAAAATTGCTGTCTTTACCGCTGTGATCGGGGGTATCGATGCACCGCGCGACGCGCCTCTGCAGAATATACCGGTCGACTTTTATTACTATACTGAGCCAGCGCCAGGGGTCGTCGGTAACGATCGCACGCAGGCGCTCTGGTATAAAACTCATATCGTTTTTGACGATAGGTACGATATCGTTATCTGGCTCGATGGCAAGATACAGGTCCTCGCCCTTGACTTTATCGAGCAGGTCGTCAACGCTCTCGGTACTAACGAGGTCGCGGTGCTTAAACATCACGAGCGGGCCTGCATATATCAGGAGATCGATCATATAGAGCACTGCATGAGAAAGGGAAATAAGTATCTCTTGACGCGGTACCAAAATAAGCCGATCAGGGCGCAGGTCGAGGCTTACCGATACTTTGGATATCCTAAAAATAACGGCCTCGGTGACTGTTCTATAATCGCAGCCTGGGCAATGCCAAAGACTCAGGAGATCTTTGAGGCTTGGTGGCACGATGTTTACGAGCTCAACGGCTTTGATCAGGTCGCTTTACCTTTTTATTGCTGGCGCGCGGGCGTGCAGATCGCCCCGATCGTCTTTAAGCCGGCGAGCTTTATCGACGTACCCCATACCGCACTAAAATGATCAGGGCGGTATACTCGGGGCGAGAGCACCCTTATAAGATCCTCGTCTTTAGTGGGCCGGAGGTCTGCAGGATGATAAGGCTCAAGCCGAAAGACCGAGAGCCGAGCTATGACAGGCTGACCGCTATTTTTAAAATAACCTATCACGGTAAAAAACGAAAATAAATGATAGCTATCGGTATTTTGCTCTTTGGATTAATTGCTTTAATTATCTGCTATAAAGACGAAAAAATATGATTTCAATTTGTATACCTACCTACGAACAAAAAGGGCACGGGGCAAAGTACCTGGCCGAACTCCTCGTCTCGATCACGAGGCTAAACTTTAACGCTCCTTATGAGATCCTGGTCAGTGATAACGCGACCGACGGCTCGATCAAAAAGGTCTGCGAGGCCTTTGCCGGCCTCCCGATCACGTACTACTTTAACCCAGTAAAGGGAGCGAGTGAGAATATTAACAACTGTATCGAGCTGGCGCGGTATGATAAGATCAAGTTAATGATGCAGGACGACCTTTTTATCGACCCTTACGCGCTGCAAAACTACTCAGACGCGCTGGATATGGCTGGCTGGGTCGTCGCAAATAGTACTCACATTAACGCGCGAGGCCTGCGGACCGGTCAAAGGCTCGCTGAGTACGATCCTCACGACTTTGATCACAATAAAATCGGCATGCCGTCGGTCGTCGCCTTTCGCCGGTCTGAGCTGCGCTTTGACGCGAGCCTCAAGACTTTTTGCGATCTGTATTTTTATTATCAGCTCTACCAAAAATACGGGCCTCCTGAGATCCTGCGCAAGTTTCTCATTGCTCAACGATTTCACGACGCGAGCCTCTCACGCAATCAGCCCCCGAGCCATAAGAAAGATAAGCAGGCGCTTATCAGGCGAGGGCTGATACCTGGCACTTTGCCGAGGGTCGTCGTCGCGGTCGTCGTATATGACCGCTGGCGCAATATTGACCGCTGGCTCGATCTCTGGGCGAGGTGCAATACTAAGGGCGCTGAGCTCGTGATCATCGTTAACAATAAGACGACGAGATACGAGCAATACGAAACTGTTCGTATAATTGAAAGGCCGAACGTCGGCTTTGATATCGGGGCCCTGCAGGACGTTTGCAAAGAGAGGCTCGAGGGCTTTCCTGATTACGACTATTTACTTTGGTGTACCGACGACACAATACCGATGAGCCCCGACTTTATTAACGATTTTATTGACCCCTTTGAAAAAAGGGTCGGGCTCACTTGTATGCAGATCAGCCGAGAGGTGACTCGTCACGTACGTACGACGGGCTTTTGCATACCGAAAGCAGTCGCAAAGCGGCTGGTCTTTCCTGCGGACCCGATCAGGACCGTGCAGGAGTGCTGGCACTTCGAGCACCGAGGAGGCCCTCGCACCCTGCTCAAGCAGGTCGAGAGGATGAGCCTTGTCTGTCTGCAGATCGCACCGCTCGAAAAGTCGCCGCTTTATGATATGGGTTTTTGGTACCGTAACGAGCAGGCCAGGAAACAAGCGCACCTTTACGACAGGATGAAAGAGCACGAGAAAATATTTCCTAACTTAGAGTATGACCGAGCTATCACTCGAGAGAAAGATCAAGCTACTCAAAGCGCTGGCTAAAGTAGTCGCCTCAAATCTGACTGGCACGGGAGGCAGGCCTCAGACTCCGAGCAGCGATAAGGTCGTCACGAAAGCCAACGAGAAAATAATGCAGATACTTAATACTTTTGACGAAAAACCAGGGGGGCTCTAATATGTTTAAATCTCATATCTCTTGTCGCGTCTGCGGTAACGAAAAACTAAAGCCGTATCTTAATCTCGGGCTCATGCCCTTATCAAATAACTTACTCAGCGCTCCCGATGAGATCGCCCCGAGGTACCCTCTCGAGGTACTGCTCTGCGAGCGCTGCGGGCTCAGCCAGCTCTCGATCGTCATCGACCCCGTGACTCTTTTCGGTCACTATGTATACCGGTCGAGTATGAGCGAGGGGTATAAAAAACACTGTCACGATATGGCTCTCGACCTGCGCGATCAGTACGATCTCGACGCTGAGACTTTTCATATCGATATTGCCGGTAATGACGGGGCGCTGCTCGCTGAGTTTAAGAAAGTACTCGGGCACAAGACCCTCAATATCGACCCAGCGGTTAACCTGATCAAGATCTGCGAGGACCAGGGTATCAGGGTCTACAATACTTTTTGGGGTATGGCTGCGGCAAAGCACCTGCTCGCGACGTCCTGGCCGCTGCCAAAGCTCATCACCGCGACAAATGTCTTTGCTCACGTCGACGACGTCACCGAGTTTCTCGACGCGATTAAGTCGGTCCTCCGGTCTGACGGGGTCGCGATTATTGAGTTTCCTTACCTGATCGACTTTATCGAGAAAAACGAATTTGATACCGTCTACTTTGAGCACCTTAGTTATTTTTCGATATACCCTTTATCGGTCCTCTGCGGCCAGCGCGGGCTCGTGCTGGCTGACGTGACGCATCACGATATTCACGGGGGGTCGGTCCGCTGCCATATACGCAAGCACGGCGAGCCCTCGACGAATGTCAAGCGGTACGTCTTTAAGGAGCTCGAGGAGGGGTATAATAAGATCGAGACTTATAAGAACTGGGCCGCAAAGGTCGATCACGTCGTCAGGAATTTCAGTAAGCTGATCACGTACTCAGCCGGCACCGACTTTAAGATCTACGCTTTTGCTGCCAGCGCTAAGGGCAATACCCTGCTAAACGTCGCGAGGCTTACGGCTGACGATATACCCTTTATCATCGATCAGACGCCGGAGAAAATAGGCAAGTACTCACCTGGTACCGGTATACCGATCGTCTCGCTCGATAAGCTGGTCGAGGACCAGCCCGACTTTTTGGTCCTGCTTGCGTGGAATTTTGCCGAGGAGATAATCGAAAAATGTAAAGCCGCAGGATACAAAGGCCGGTATATTTTACCCTTAACTTGTGAAATAATTTAAGTATGGATAACGAAAATATTATGATCTGTAAAGACGACGAGCGCAAGATCGCGCACGAGGTCGCTGAGTCTTTTTATACGTCTCTCAGTAACCGTACATGGGCCTTTAAGCTCGAGGTCGTAAGGAGGTTAAAAGATATGAGTCTCGAGAGTCTGGCGGCTTTATCTGCGCAGATCAGTACGAGTATTGACGCAGCTAAAGAGGACCTCAACAACGTAAGCGAGGCGGCTGCGGGCTTATGAGAGTCGTGATACCTTACCGGCTTTCAGGCGAGGGGCTCGAGCTCCGCTTTGCCCTGCGCTCGATGTTCAAATACTTTGCCGGTATCTCTGGGGCCCTGCTCATCGGCGACCGGCCTGAGTGGTACAAAGGCGATCACATACCTCTGGCAGATCTGAAAGGCGAAAAGGAGAGATCGATGCAGCTTAAAGTACTACAGGCCCCCGATGAGGTCTTTCTGTACTCAAACGACGATTATTTTGCAAATCAGCCCTTTAATTACGACCTCCCAGATTATTACGATACGTCTTGTCGCGATATGGCTGAGAGGCACACGGTCGCCAGCTATCGCGCGATGTACTCAGCCTGCGGCCCAGACTGGCTTAACTTTGATATACATACCCCTATGATCTTCGTGAGGCGGCACTTTATCAAGACCTTTGAGGGTATGATCGCTCAGACCCCAATTAAGACGACGTACGGCCAAGATCGAAAGCTCGGCCAGTACCTCTGCGATATCAAGATCAGGGGCCAGCACACCAAAGCAGAGCTCGAGGCCCAAGTCAAAGGCCGGCCTTTTTTCTCGACTCACGATAGCGCGGTTAACAAGTCGTTAATAACTTTTTTATATGAAAAATACCCAGTCGCAAGCCCTTGGGAGGCCTGAGATAAACCTGCAGACGACGATCGTCTTTGGTAAGATCTGGGCCGCGATGCACGAAAAGACCAGCGCAGGCGAGCGCCGGTACAAGTACATAGTCTTAAAAGGATCGAGCCGCAGCTCAAAGACTTTCAGCCTGATCGATTGCCTCGACCTTTACGCAAGGAAAGAAAAAAATAAGAGGGTAACAGTCTGGCGCGATAGTAAAGTCGACTGTGTCGATACGGTCTTTAATGATATCGAGAAAAGGCTCAGCACAACTGGCCGCTGGCAGGCCGGTAATAAATTTAACGCGACAAAGACTTATCTAAAATATGATAGTAAGAGCACAATCGAAGCACACGGGGCCGACGACGCTGTCAGTATTCACGGCCTGACGCAAGATATCGCCTGGCTAAACGAGCCGTATAAGATAAGCAAAGACATTTTTGACCAGATCGACCAGCGGACCTCTGAGCTCATCCTCATCGACTGGAATCCTCGCCTTGCGCACTGGATCGAGGACCTCGCCAAAGATGCAAAGGCCTTGGTAATTACCTCGACTTTTAAAGACAATCCTTTTTGCCCAGAGGCCCAGCGTGACAAAATACTCAGTTATCAGCCGGTGAAAAACTGCTTTATTGTAGAAAATAAGATATTACCGGAGGATAAGGCGAGGATATACGATATCGTCGGTAACCCTCTCAAGATACAGGCTAAGCCCCTGCGAGAGCTGCAGCGCTGCCAGATCAATGAGTATAAGCGCAGCGCCTCAGAGTATAATTGGTCGGTATACGGGCTCGGTGAGCGGGCTGAAAAGCCTAACCGGATATTAAAGTGGACTGAGATCTCGATGCAGGAGTATAACGCGATCGAGGCCCCTATTTACAGCGCAGTCGACTGGGGGGTCGTTGACCCTTGGGCGATCAGCGACGTCAAGTACTACGACGGGGCACTCTACGTTAACGAAAGGAACTATTCGAGTGAGAACGAGATCAGGGAAAGGCTCAACGATACCGAGCGGGCCCAGCTCTCGAGCGAGGACGAGGGGCTCGTGACGTGGTTTTTTAATAAGCTGGGTATACCTTACGACCGCGAGATTATCTGCGATAGCAATAGAAAAATGAAGATACTCGCCTTACGCGGGGCTGGCTGGGACTACGCGATCGGGGTCACTAAGGGGCAGGGCTCGATCATCGACGGGGTCAGCCTGCTCAACGATCTGCAGGTATTTTATACCGATACGTCGGTCAACGTTAAGCATGAGCAGGAGAATTACAGCCGTAAGGTCGACCGGTACGGGGTCGTACTTGAGGAGCCGGAGGATTTTGATAATCACCATATCGACGGTATACGGTACGTCGCGACTTATTTGCACTCGCAGGGCGTGATCAGGAGAAAATAATTTTAAGATTGAGTACTTTTACTCTTGCGGTAACGCTTTCGTTACCTATCTTCGTATAACAAAAGCAGCAAATTATGACAACTCAAAACACCGAGACGATCCTCTTTAAAAATTTAATGACTGGCGAATATCGTCTTGAAATCAGGACCCAGTTAAGTACTCGCGTTTGGCAGTCTCAGACCGACGGGCGGTACTATACAAAGGGTATTATCGGCTGGTACGATATCACCGATACGATCAGCCGGTACAAGTTTTAAAATATTAACTTTTGGACGGTCGGCCCGCAGCCCTAATCGGCGCGGGCTTTGGCGGCAAAAACCTATTATGAAAAAGATATTTTTTATTATCCTCGTCGCGGCCCTGGCCTCGTGCAGTAAGAAAGACACGAGCGCGGGCTGCAGGACCCTGATCGCGACGACGGTCAACTCGTCGAGCGGGGTATCGACCAGCGATACGACGACAGGGTATAACTGCGGCTTTATTTACGAGCGGCCAGTACCTTTGCCCCGAGTGATAAATGACTCGATCACGATTTTTTATACTGTAAAATAATTTTTCAGGCGAGCAATCTAAGGGCCCCGAGAGGGGCTTTTTTGTTGTTTGGTACGAAAAACATACTATATTCGTACACAAATCATCGTATTTGTCCTGGTTAACTAATCTTTTCGGCTTTAATTCACAGCTCAAAGAGGCTGTAAGATCAGGCTTTTACCCCTTTCATTTCTGGGGCGCGGCTCCTCAATTTAATGACTATACCAGGGAGGCGCAAAAGCTCGCCGTTATCTTGTCAAATCCTGCGCTCTTAAAAGTTTTTTCTCTACAATGCGACCTTTTTAGTATGGGCGTACCGACCGTATACAACAAAAAAGGAGTCGCGCAGCCTGACGATATCGCCCTCAAGCGGCTCAAATCGCCTAATCCCCTGCAGTCTAATACCGATTGGCTCTGGTCTTATATGTTTAATAAGATGCTGGGCAATGCTTACCTGTATATGGATAGCGACGTCGTCGAAAGAGAAAATTCGCCGATGTACTGGCTCGAAAACCATAAGATCGAATGGCCGGCAAGTATGGATAAAGAAAAGGATAAGCTCATTTTCTCGCAGGCTAAGTATAAGCGCTTGCTCGAGACTGAGATCGTGTACCGGTACGAGGATGGGAGTACTTTCCGCTTTCCTCTCAAGGACCTTATGATCTCGACCGACCTGACTAACGGGACCGGAAATTGGTTTAAGGGCTTTAGTCGTATCGACGCGCTGTATAAAGTAATTACTAACTCAGAGGCCAGCCTCGACTCAAAAAATATCAACGTAAGGTATGCCGGCAAATTTTTGGTCGCCGGTACTTCGGACCCTAACGACGTCACTAAAAAGATCCTCGGCGAGGATGAGAAAAAAGATATCGAGGATAAGACCAACGGGCCCAAACAGGTACACGCGGTCAAATCGCTGGTCGATATCAAGCGCTTTGTCGACGATCTCAAAGTACTCGAGCTCGATAAGGCCTTTCTCGCTGACTTTTTTCTGATCGGCTCGATGTATAACATACCTCGCGACGTGCTTGAGCTGTATACGAGCTCGACCTATGAAAACCAGGAAAAGGCCCGCGCCGGTCACGTTACGTATACACTTGACCCTGCAGGCGAGGCCCTCGGCTCGATGCTTGCGCAGCGCTGGGGGTATACCGAGAGGGGCTGGAAAATTTGTTTTAGCTGGGACCACCTTCCCTTTACCCAAGTTTTTGAGGCTGAGAGAGTCAAAGTACAGGAGGGAAAGATCAGGATAATGCAGTCACTTTTGAAAATCGGGGTACCGATCGATGAAATAAATGTATTTTTAAATACGAATTTTAGTATCGAGGAGCCGGAGCCAGTTAACGAACCTGTAAACGAGGAGTAATATGCTGACGACCAGCTTTATTTTCACTTTTTCGAGGTAAGGATATACGACGAGATATGAAAGATAAAAAACCATTAACGCCGGCGCAGATCAAAGCCTTACAGGCCGAGAAAGATGCTAAAAAGTTAACCGGTCAAATAATTATAAAACGATGAGACTCGAGATACCCGACTTAAAGGGCGCAGCGCTTTTTAAGTTTCTTACTGACAACGAGAAAAGCCTGATCGCTCAGAAAAAATATGAGCTCAAGCAGGCTGACGCGGTCTTTCACTCTGGTACCGTTGAGAACGACAAAGGCCTCGCAGTCAAGGCTAACGCGGGGGCGCTCTTGGCCGATAAGACCGAGCTCACCGTCACGAGCGTAATTAATACGACTTATTGGTATGACTCTCACGGCGACGTTCACGTCGACGGGCTTTGGAAAAAGTCACTCTCTGAGAGCAAAGGCCTGTATCTCTTGCAAGAGCACTCGATGAGCTTTAAGGGTATCATCTCGGACGAGGTGAGGGCCTTTACAAAGTCGATCGCCTGGCAATCTCTCGGAGTCAATCGCGATGGATACACCGAGGCGCTGGTCTTTGAGAGCAGGGTCAAGCAGAGCCGAAACGAATATATGTTTGGGCAGTACCGCGACGGCCACGTCAAGAATCACTCGGTCGGTATGAGGTACGTGACGATCGACCTCGCCCTTAACGACGAGAATTACCCAGCGTATAAGGCGCTCTGGGATAAATATATTGACAAGATCGCAAACCGCGCAGACGTCGAGGAGGCCGGCTTTTTCTGGCCTGTCACTCAGGCGAAAGTCGTCGAGGGGTCAGCGGTCCCGATAGGATCGAATGTAATTACACCGACTGAGTCGGTTAAACATATTGAGCCGCCTGCGGGCACTCAAACGGGGGCCGCAAATCGCACCCGCGTAAAATCGGAGCTTAACAAATTATTATCACTCACAAAAAAAGTAAAATGAAAAAAAATTTTTTTAAACTACCTGCGCAGCCGGTAAGATATGCACCGACGATTACGTCCCGCAGGATGCAGCTCGGTATCTCTCGCGCGAATGTCGCGTATAAGTCTGACGGGGGCACAGCCACCAAAGACGAGGACCTGAGCGAGGCCGAGGCGATCGCAGCGATCGGCAAACAAGTCGAGGGCTTTCAGTCGATGCTTGGAGAAAAAGCGAATAAAGAGGAGTTTGAGGCTTTGAAAAAGCAGCTTACCGACCTGCAGAGCAATATCGGCAAGATGGAGGCTGACAAGATCAGCGACGCGATCACAGCGATCAATAAGGCGAATGAGTCAATTCACAAGCAGCTTATCGAGATCCAGGAAAAGGCAGCGCAGGACAAAGAGGCCAGCGATGCAGGAGCCGGTAAGAAAAAGCGCCTGGTATCTGAAAAAGATATTCGCGAATTTATTAAGGTAACTTTCGGCGAGGACGGTAAAACAAAGACCAAAGTCGACGCGCAGATCGAGATCGCGACAAATAAAGCCGCTGAGAATTTCAGTACCGCGACCTTTTACGAGGGCGGGGCTGATACCGATAGCACGGCTTTTACTGGCCGCTTTATCGATCCTGAGCTTTACCAGCGCCGCAGAAAGACCAATATTATCCTTGACTATTTCGATATCAGGACGATCAACGTGCCGACTCTGGTATACCTGATCAAGGTCGAGGACGGTGACGACGCAGGCAGCTCGAGCGGTGACTCTGGCGGTGCTGAGTGGATTACTTGCGGAGCCGAAAAGCCTAAGCGCTCTTTCCGTGTTACGACTGGCCGCGTTGATGCTAAGAAAGTCGCGATCTTTGGAACGGTCGAGGACTGTCTTTTGCAGGACGTCGCAAGCCTTGAGCGCTGGGTACGCGAAGATTTTATGGATGAGATGAGAGAGGAAATTAACGACGGGCTTTTGAACAACAACCCAGCCGTGAACCCTGACGCGCCTCTCGGTCTGAAACAAAACGCAATTTTGTTTACTCCGAGCCCTGGGTACAATAACGTTTTTACCGCTAACACGACCAACTATATCGACCAGCTTATCGCTGCTTTTGCCTCAATGAGGTACTTGCGCGAGGAGGCTGCGATCGCTTTCGTGAGCTCTGATGTTTGGTATCGGATACAGCACTTGAAAGACAGCGAGGCGAGGTATCAGAATAATAATCTGGTGTATACGAACGTGCTTAACCAGCTCTTTATCGCTGGTGTGCTGATCGTGCCCGTTGACCAGGAGGACGTACCGAGCACTCACGTTTTGATCGTCGGTAAAGATCTCGGCTTTAAGATTTACGCTTACGGTCCGATGATCTTCGAGCGCGGTCTTAACGAGGATGATTTTCGTCACGATCGCACGAGCTTCAGAGGGTATCAAAGATTTTTGTCCTTTATCGCTGAGCACCGTGAAAATAGCGTGCTTTACGATACCTGGGCAAATATCAAAGCCGGTATCGAGGCTTAAAAAAGCTCGGTCAATTTCATACCGTCAATTTTTAAAATCAAGTATATGGCAACAAGTAACAAAGAAAGAAACGCTCGAATTGTCACCTTTAAGGAGGATTATTTCAGTAAGGCCGGCACAGCCGAAAAGGCTAACCCGATCTATAAAAAGGGCACTAAACACGCGATGCACGCAACTCTCGCAGCACAACTGCAGGCGAAAGGCGCAAAGATCGACGTCGCAAAGTACGACCCTGATCCTGCGGTGAGGCGACTGAAAGCGCAAAGGGCTGACAATTTAAAGAAAGCGACAAAAGCAAAATAAAATGCTGATCGACGAGACATACTTTTTCAATCGTCTTAATTTACCTCAGACCGGAAACTCCGAGGGCCTTGCGGACGTTTTGGCTTATATTGAACAGTACGAGCCGGAATATCTTAATTGTGTCCTCGGGTACAGTCTGGTGAAAGTCTTTAACGAGGCGACCGAGGGGTCGGGCTTACCGGATGAGCAGCGCTGGGTCGATTTGATCGACGGCGCTGAGTATACTTGGGAGGGCTGTCTTTATCGCTGGTCGGGGCTCGCGCCCGTGACCGGCCTCAAGATCAGCCCGATCGCGTACTATGTTTTTTATAAGTACGTCGATGAGCGTATCACGGATTTTGTACTCGTCGGTAATGTCTCAAGCAAGACCGACAACAACAGGACCGTCAGCGCGACCGATCGCCTCGTATACGCTTGGAACAGGATGATTGATCTTAACGTCGATCTTTATCGCTTTTTGAAAGTTAATAAAGCTCTTTACCCTGAGTGGAAAGACTGCGGGCAGTACGGCGACTCGTGGCACCTCTGCGGCTGCAAAGGCGAGAGGCTTAACTCTTGCGCCGAATTGTTTAAAAAGAAAAACTCGCTGGGACTATGAAAGAGCCGGTAAGGATAGGGCAGTTAATCGGGCAGGTCGTACAAAAGACGAGCGACGCGCTCCTCTTTGACCTGATCGACGAGGACCCGATGATCACCGGCATTCATTACCTATACGGGCACTATAACGACATTAAGGAAAGGCTTTTGCAAAAAGGTAAGACCGACAAGCCTAACCGGTATCCGTTAATTTGCCTTTTCGAGGACTTTCGCGTCGTTAATCGGACCCTCGGGCTCTTTGGTACCGTCGAGCTGCGGCTCATCATCTTGCACTTTAGCCGTAAGGACGTGACAAGAGAGCAGCGTGAGACGAATGTCTTTGAGCCGATACTCGTGCCGATATATGACGAGTTTATGCGACAGCTCAAGCTCTCAGGGTTTTTTATGCAGTACGGGCCTTTCCCTCACAATCGGATCGATCGGCCTCACTGGGGCGATCCTGGCCTTTACGGTGCGACTAATAAAGACGGGGGGTACATATTCGACGAGATACTTGACGGTATCGAGATTGACGGCTTACAGCTTAAAACGTATTTTAATAACTGCGAAATTTTCGCGCAACAAATTTAAAAATGGAAGGTTTAAATAAAATTTTCTGCGGGGCTGACGTCAAAAATACTGGCATTTGCGAGTGTTTCTTTGACCCTAAGCTCATAACGGGGGCGATATTCGTCCCAAAGGGTAAGGTCTTTACCTCGGCTGAGTTGCTTGACGCGACGATCGCCGCGACCTTAGCCGCTGCGACGATGGCAGCAAAGGCCTCTCGTATCTTTCCTTTTCAGCCCTTCGAGGCGATCACGGATAATACCGAGGAGCCAACTCGTCAGACTTTCGGGTACGGTACTGTTAAGACAGTACGCGAGGGTAAATACAACTGGGCTTTCCAGTTTATCAACGGGGGGCTTAACCTTAGCAACGCGCTGAGGACCTTTAACGGCCTGATCGGTAAGTACGCGGTGATCTTCATTGAGATCCAGAATACCTTGATCGGTACGTCTAAGCTCGACGCTGACGGAAATTGGGGCCTCGCCGGTATACCGATGAGCGATATCTATACTCGGCCCTGGCGTCCGAGTGACGGTACTAACGTCACGAACTATACGACCGAGTTTAGTTTTGACCCGATCTATATCAATGAGAATATCGCCTTTAAGAAAGTCGCGGTCGAGTCGTATCTGCTCGCAGATCTGGCCGGCCTCGAAGATATTAAGCTCTCTTTCTTCGATGAGGGCGCAGAGGGCGAGGACGAGGTCACGGTCACGGCTGAGACTGACTGCGGGAGTACCGACGTTTATGACCTGTATAAGGTCGAGCTCGCTCAAGCAGCGGCCTGGATCGTCAAAGACAGCGCCGGAGCAGCGAAAGCGATCGCCAGCGTCACGGCTGACGACGACGCGAAAGGATGGATTATTGTCTTAACCGGTCCCGATGTATTTGAGGACGGTGACACGATCCAACTCGCAGCGCCAGCGGTGCTCGCGGCTGATCCGATCAACGTCATCGGGTACGAAAGCGACATTTTGACGACCGATTACGGTTCTTAATATAGCTGCTTTCGAGGGTTATTTATTGTTTATACTTTGAGAAAGGGCGGCCCGTAAGCCGCCTTTTTTAGAATAATATGACAACTTGCGCAGATATGCTGGCAAAATTACTCAGGGTCGACGTCGAGCTCTCGATGGGTGCCGCTATGGCTGATACGAGTAAGGAGGCGATCGACGAGCAGCGCAAGCAGCTCGCTCAAGGCCTGCAGAGTAACGACCAATACCTCCCAGACTATTCTTTTCGGTCAGTCTTTCAGTACAATAAGCCACCTGGGCCGATCAGGCTCTACGATACCGGCGCTTTTTATCGGGGTATCGGCTTTGACGTATACGGTGATATTTTTATCCTCGAGAGCGAGGACAGCAAGACGACAATGCTGAAAAGGAGATACGGCCCAGATATCCTCGGGCTCGGTACTGAGGCAAAAAATAACTACATAAAGGAGCTCGAACCGGTATTTATTAACGAAATTCGGTATTATTTAAAATGACTCACGCCTATATTACAAAGATGGGGGCCTTTATTGGCTGGTTTTTAGAGGAGACTCCTCGCCCTGATTACTGGGACGACCTTCACGCGGAGTACATAAGCCTGAGAGAAAATAAGAGCTCGCTCTTTGTCCTCGGCCTGATCAAGGAAATAACGTACCTCAAAGCGGGCTTTAAGATCGTCGAGGAGGCTTGCAAGATGCTATCGATCTGCTTTACAAATGTACTTTTACCCGAGGCCGCAGAGCTTAAAGCGGTGCTCAGGCTTTACAACTTTCGCCAGCCCTTACCGATGGATAACGAGGCTCACTTTACCAGAGATATCAGGGCGATACTTTCCGGAAACAAGAAAAAGATAACTACTTGGCAGCGCAAAGAGAAAGAGCTGCAGGAGTACCAAGATAAGCACGCAGGCAAAGCCTGGGACCGCAAAGGCTTTTACGTCTGGGCGATCACACTCGGCGAAAGACAGGGGTACCGTATCGACTTTGACGTGATCACGGTCGCTGAGTGGTGTATGATGATGAACCAATACGAAAAATACTGCGAGGTTCTTAACGCGCAACAAAACTCAAAAAATTATGGCAAGCGTTGACCGTATCGACTCGATATATGACGTCGCAAAGATCGCGGCTGAGCAAAAGACAGTCGAGAAACTTGTGCAGGATAGTATCGCGCAGATCAAGGCCGCGCGCGATCAGTCGATAAATTTAAACGTCAATACGAAAGCCTTTGATGACTACAATAAAAAAATTAAGGAGCTCGAGGCCGCTCTCGCAGCGCTGAGTAAAACAACTAACGCAGCCGGCGCGGCCTCAGTACAACTGGCAAAGCAGAAAGAGGCTGAGGCAAAGGCCGAGCTCGCCGTCACTAAGGCGACGAGCGCGGCCAGCAAAGAAACCGAGCGACTCGCCGCCGCGAGTAAGAAAGCTGCAGACGCGGCTCAGGAGGCCGCAAGGCCGTACAAGCAGCTTTCGCTCGCCTTTGCTGCAGCGGCTAAACACGCGCAGGATCTCGCGGTGCAGTACGGTATAAACGACAAGAGAGCGCAGGCTGCGGCTAAATCTGCGAACGATCTTAACAACCGGCTCAAGGCGATCGACGACACGGTCGGTATCACAAATCGGAGGGTCGGCTCTTACTCGGAGGCCCTCGACGGTTTTAGCAATAAGATAAAGGGGCTCGCCGGTAATTTTCTGGCGCTGATCGGGATCGCTGGCGTCGGCTCGGTCTTTCAGGACTCGATCAATGAGTTTATCGAGATGGATAAAAATGTCAGGCTCTTACAAAATACTTTAAAAAATCAGGGTATACCAGAGGCTTTCGAGCGTCTTGAGGCTTCGAGTAAAAAGCTGGCCCGAGAATTTTCGTATATCGACGACGACGAGATCCTGCAGGTCTTTAATAAGCTCCTCGTATACGGTAAGCTGACCGAGGACCAGATCAACCAGCTCACGCCGGTCATCATCGACTTTGCGGCTGCGACGGGCCAAGATCTCGCCAGCGCAACGACTACGATAACGAAAGTACTTGAGGGTAACGGTAAGGCGCTGAAAGAGTACGGTATTAATATCAAAGACGCAAAAAGTACCTCAGAGGCTTTTGGCTTGGTAATGACTCAACTCGCGCCAAAGGTCGCGGGGGTCGGCAAAGCCTTTGCAGACAGCGAGGCCGGAGGGCTGGCTGCGGCTCAACAAAGATTTAAGGACCTGAAAGAGGAGATCGGGGAGGGGCTTTTGCCGATACTTAACTCGGTGCTCGGGGTCCTGATCAAGATCGGGCAGGGCGCAGTCGGAGCAGGTAAGGCTCTCGCCGATGCTCTCAGCGGTAAGTCGAGCCTCGAGGCCTCGATACTGGCCGGCTCTGACAATAAAGATATCGCTTTCGAGGCGCAGCAGGTTTATACCCTCGCGATCAACGGGCTTAAAGGCTTTCAAAGCGATCTGAAAAAGCTACAAGCTGAGGGCAAAAAGCTAAACGTCAGCGAGGACGATCTCAATAAAGAGTATACCGATAACTTGCGCAAGCGCCTGACTGAGCGCCTAGCTGAGTATGAGAAAATAAAGCAGACCTCTTTTAAGACGAATATAAAAAGCGCCCTCGCCGATATCAGGGGCCTGCAGAAAGCTCTCGCCGAGCTTGACGGGGGCCCAGCGATCAAGGCGACGACCGACCCAAATAAGCCCTTTGCAGACTCGCCGGCTAAAAAGGTCAAAGATACCGTCGACTTTCTGGCGCAGATAAAAAAGGAAAATATCGAGCTTGATAAGGAGATGGATCTCGTGATCTTCAATAATGAAAAGCTCAGTCAACAAGAAAGACTCGAGGGGCTGCGGGCTTACCTGCTCGACTCTCAAAGGCTGATCGATTTTAATGCAGAGCAGGAGATCAAAAAGGCTGACGGTAACGCTAATCAGATACTCGCTATCGAGAACGCAAAAAATAACGCTCTCATAAGGCTCACGCAGGAGGGCGCAGATAAGCTCGCCTCGATCAAGCCAAAGGACCTCAGCACCGGCACGAGTACTCTCGGCTCGACGGTCACGGGCCTCGGAGGCGCGGCCTCAAAGATGGTATCGGGCAGTAATGCAAACCTGGCAAAGCTCGGTGAGCAGCTTAAAAAAGACCTCGAGCAGCTCGATAAAGATATTCGTGATAAGGTGCTTGAGCTGGCGACCGAGCTCGAGGGGCTGGTCTTTGATATATTCACGAACAAGATTGAGCGCGAGAAAAATGCAGTACAAGATCAAATCGACCTGCTCGAAAAGCAAAAGCAGAAAGATATCGAGGTCGCAAATCAGACTATAACTAACGCGCAGGATAAAGCCGACGCGATCGCTGTGATCGAGGCGAGGGCTGCAGCGAAACGCGAGCAGCTCGAGCTCAGACAGCGACAACTCGACCAGCAAAAAGCGCGGTACGATAAAGCTCGTACTATTGCCGATATAGTGCAGACGACCGCGCTCGCCGTCGTCGGTGCTTTGGCCCAGGTCAAGACGCTGGGACCTGGCGCGATCGCGCTCGCGGCCCTGATCGGGGCGATCGGAGCGGTACAGATCGCGAGAGCTATCGCTCAGCCTATACCAAAGTACGCAGAGGGTACCGATCATCACCCAGGGGGCCTCGCGGTCGTCGGTGACGGGGGCCGGTCTGAGGGCGTGCTTTTGCCTGACGGCTCGTACTACAAGACGCCGGCAACGAGTACCGTCGTCGATCTGCCAAAGGGCGCAAAGGTCATACCTGACTATAATAGCGGGCTCAGGGCTCCGAATATCATCGTCGAGAATATCGACACGACCGGCGAGCTGCGCAAAGGCTTTGGTCAGGTCGTCGGGGCGATAAAGAAAATACCCCAGCCGATTATCAGGGCTGAGAGAGCTTGGACGCAGGCGCACAAGACCGGCTCGAATTTTAGAAACTACATAAATCAAAGCCTTTGAGCCTTCCGAAATTTATATACTTTCTGACAGAAAAGGACGGTCGCACGCGGCAAGTCGTTAACGGGGTCGTCACCTCGCTGACTCAGCCAAAGGCTTTGCCTAACGCGCCTGACGGAAATCAGGAGATCGCAATCGGCTGGGAGCGGTCGCCGATGTATCACGGAAATATCAGAAATTTTAGTATACCTCTCGGATTTGTTACCGACGGCGCGACGATCCTGAGAAACGATTTTTATAAGTTCAATCTCGATCGCGAGCTTTACCTCCTCGTCAAGCGCTTGACTTACGAGTCTAACACGATCGCCCTAACATATAAAGAATTTTATAAGCAACTGTATAAAGGCCAGCTCGACTTTGCGACTGCGGTCGATGATCAGGGCGGGTACCGTTTTAATATCGGCATAATGGAGGGCGGGCTGCAGAGTCAGCTCAAGGCTAACGAGTCGACAAATTACGAGATACCCTTTGACCTTGACGCGAAAAATATCACGATGGACGGGGTCGTCGTACAACAAAACGCGCGCTTTCTCAATCCTGCGGTCACTCTTAATACTAACCAATACATAATGCCGATATCATTCATATCGGCTGAGACGTATCAGAATAGCTCGGTTGCTTTCTTTACGTCACAATTCGAGGACTACCCAGGGGGGCCGCTGTATAATTTCAGCCTCAGCGAGAACTATTTTTTGCGGACGACCGCAGCCGTGACGGTAAGGATCAGGGGCACGATCGGGGTCACTCACGCGGGGTCGTATCAGTTTTGGATCGCCGGCTCGTCAAATACTGCGATCGATCCAACAAATTACCCTGCGGAGCCGGGCCTTTATTGGATGGATACCGCAGCAGGGCTCGGCGAGACGTCGGTCTTTACCTTTGACCTGACTCTCGACTTACCGGCTGACGAGAAACTTTATTTTTATACAAATCACCCTTTTGATACTGAGGATATTTACACCGATACCGATATTTTTGTCGAGTTTCTATACCGCGCGCCTGAGACGAATATCAAAGGCTTTACCTTATACGACGCGGCTCGTAAGCTGACCGAAAAGATCACGGGCAGCGCAGACAACTTTGAGAGCGACTTTTTGCAGGATCTCGTCGCTGACTTTGGCAGCGAGATAATACTCACCTCCGGCGACGGGGTCCGCTCGATTGATAACGCAGCGCTCAAGACTAACTGGCGCGAGTTTTGGAAATTTGCCGACACAGTCCTCAGCGCTGAGATGACGATCACCGATAAGATAAGGATCGCAAAAAGGATCGAGGCGTATCAGCCCGAGAGCGTCACGCCAGCAATTGAGCTCGGCGATATCAAAGGGCTCAAGGTCACGCCAGCGGTCGACCAAATGTATACGAGCGTTAAGGTAGGGCACGCAGAGCCAAAGGCTGACGATGTTAACGGTAAGTTCGCGTTTAACGGTCACTTTATTTTTAATACTCCGGTCAAGGCGATCACCGATAAGCAGCTCGACCTTCAAACTAACTACAAGGCCGACCCCTTTGAAATTGACGCGACGAGGGCAAACTATGATGGAAAGACGACGACCGATAAGGATACAGATAACGATACTTTCGCACTCGCGGTACAGCCTGCGGCTGACTCCGATAGTTTTGACACTCTGGCGACTTTTCAAGCCGTCGGGGCCCCTTTTACAGCAGAGCCGCTGCTATCGATAAGCGCAGGCCTGCCCGAGCTCCGTGCCGGTATGAAAATCAGGATCACGGGCTCGGCTCTTAACGACCAGGACCTCACGATCAAGAGCGCGGGCGGCTGGTTTTTTGGTCAGCTTATCATCACTAACGAGCCGCTGGTCGATGAGCTCAACGTCAATATCACGATCGAGATCCTCGAGGGCCAGCTTTACGAGCTCGACCGCGATATCGCAGTCACTCAACTCATCACCCCGACCGACGTCGTCACCGAGATCAAAGAAAGCCTATTTAACGTAAGGCTTTCGCCTAAGCGCATACTCTTACGCAACGCGAGCACGATAGCGGGCGGGCTGGTACAGTACGCACCTGGCTCACTTGTCTTTGCCGACGCAAATCGCAACAAGGAACTAATCGCGGGGGGTATCATCGAAAAGGCTGACGTTCTGATCACAGCACTCGGCGCGCCGATGTTCTTACCTACCTATTTTGAGTTTGACGTGATCAGCCCCGTCGATATGCCTGCGATCCTCGAGGAGAACCCGAACCCCGTTTTTGCTTTTACTTGGAAAGACGAGCGGTATACGGGCTTTTTTATTCGAGGAGGTATCGCTCTCAACGATCTCGAGGAGCAGACTTTTAAATTATTGGCTTGCCCCGACAATAATCTCTTAAATTTGATATAGGTATGGCTAACACTCTTTACGATAGCTTTCTCAACCCCGTCAAATTTCATCAGCTCGATAACGTGCAGATACCTAACTACGTGTCGAGGTTTATGGACGACTGGGCCTTTCGCCGTACTATTCAACCTTGGCAGCAAGATATCTGCTTTTATCAGCCCTGGGGCCAGAGTGACTCGATAAGACTGCAGTATACTGCGAATTTTGGGCCCTTTGTTTTACGAATGTATAACTATCTCGGTCAGCTCGTGCTCACGCAGAGCTTTAACGATGTAATGCAGGACGAACTCAGGCCGACGTACTATATCAAGCAGATCGCAGTAAGCCTCGCAGGCTTTGACCCAGGAAAGTACTTTTTTGTTCGTGATACGGGCGGGGTCCTGACTTACTCGGAGCCCTTCGAGATCCTCGACGCTGAGGACTCCGGTATAATGCTGACTAATCAGAACCCGACCCTCTATATCGAATACTCACATTATGAGTCGTATCAGGGCGTTAAGTTTTTTACACCCTTTGCGCCCTCGATCAGGGTGCCGGCGGTCCTGCGGTACAAGAGCCCAGGGGCAAAAGATAACGTATACGAGGATCAGCTTTTAAATATGACGCTTGTCAACTCGGTGCCGTTTAGAATCTTTGACTTTACCCTCGGGGGTAATTACGGGGTACCTCCTTATTTTATCGACAAGATCGCGAGGATCTTTGGCTGCAGCTCGCTGAGTATCGACGGTCGTCTCTATACCAAAAACGAGGGGGCACAATTCGAGCCGGCGCTGCTTGAGAATTACCCCAGCGCGGGGTACTCGATCGAGCTGCGCGAAAAGCTCAACCGTGATAGTATCATCACCGAGAACGACGTTATCATCGAGGGTATCGCTGCAGCCGCAATAATTATGGACAATAAAGGCTTTGGTATCGACGGGGGTGACACAGATTATACCGAAATTTTATACTTGCAATAAACTTAAAAAGATATGCCTAACGGCTTTTTAAACATAAGTCACAACTTCGCCGGCGAGGCTCAATTTATCGTCGTCGAGTGGGTAAAGTCAACGGCTCAGGGCACGCCGGTCGTCGGTCATGTTACCGGTACAGGCCTCGGAGCCCAGAACGATACCGATGCGACCTTTGTCTTTTACCCAGCGCCTCACGTTAACGAGCAATTACAAGTAATAAATTTATCTGAGGCTTGGCACGTCGTTCGTTTTTGGCGCAGTATCGACGGGACCGCGAAAGACTCTTTGCTCCTCGAGCTCGCAGGTAACGCGAGGACCGGCGCGCTCTTTCCGATACAGCGCTTCGAGTACGTCGTCGACAGGGGCGAGAGTGACCCTGGCGTCTGGTCTGACCCAGTCGCGGGCGGGGTCGGTCTGCGCGATACTCGCCTTTTTGAAAAGGCTTACTGGGTCGAGGAGCGGGGCACGGCCTCACTCCTGGCCGCTGAAATAACCGACCGCTCGGACGAGGGCGGGGGCTTTGACTTTGTCGACCCCTTTAAGTTTATGAACTCGGGCGGGGTCTACGTGGTATACGTGATCAATAAGGTCACCTCCTCAGAGGACGACGAGAGCGGGATCGTGATCTCTGACGATGGATTTTATATAATGACGACCGACGAGGATTACAACGCTGTGACGATGGGAGGGCGCACGATCCTCGCCGAATTTGCCGCGACGGTCGGGACCCTTACGATACCAGCGCTCGCGATTGTGCCAGATAGCCGCTTTCGAGTGCAGACTCACGGGGGCACGCAGCGAAATCTCGTGATACAACTCGACGTCGGGGAAACTGTAAATTTTAGAAAAGAGGCCGTTAACCAGATAGTACTCGGTGAGGGCGAGACGATCGAGCTGGTCGTCAAAGACGGCGAGCTCCATGTTATCGACTCTGAAACTAATCACGAGCGCCTCGGAGTAATTACTTGGGGCTTCAAATCGATGCTTAACGGTCTGCTTTGCGACGGCTCGCTGCTTGCGCTGGCTGACTATCCTCGCGTCGCTGAGCTCCTCGACGATCTGGGTATCGCCTCAGTCGTTAACGAGGTCACTTGGCAGACTCAGAGCGGGGGTATCTATATCAATAAGGGTAAATTTATGAGTGACGGGGTCAATTTCAGGCCCCCAGATCTGCGCAGCCAGATGATAAAGGCGCTCTCAGCTCTTGACGGCTCGGTCGCTGCGGGCCGGTACGAGAACGAGGCCGTACTTGCACACGCTCACGCCCTGCGCGGTGACTTTATTTACGGGGGGTATGACGGGGGCGGAAATACTTTTTGGAGGATCAGAAACACGACCGACCCTTTCGGGGCTGGCGACGTGATCGACGAGACAGGGGGCGCAAATAATTTGGTCAATAATACGGGGCTTTACCCAATACTTTGTATATGAAAAAACTACTCTTTATTCTATTGTTATCGGTCGCGGGCTTTGCTGGCTCCGCGCAAGGGATCGGTAACGGGTACACCTATATCGCACAGCGGTATAACTGGCTGGCAGGGGTCTTTAATGCTCTCGGGCTGCCCGCCGGCAGCTCGCCAGCCTTTCAGTCTGGGCAGTACCAGCGCGCAGGCGCTCTGTACTATGACTCGACAGGGGTCGACTCAGGGCTCTACGTTTGGTCGGGTCTGGTCTGGCAGCTTGTCGGTACTGGCAGCGGCACGACTTACACAGCGGGCAGCGGTATCGGTATCTCTGGCGACAGTATACACTTGGGCGGGACGACTGCAGCGCCGGCGCTTTTTTATGACGAAAGGAGTATCGGCCTCAGCGGTCACGTTCTGAAAATAACAAGCGGCTACGCAGATACAACGGTGGGCGGCAATGCCGGTACATATAGTTTTGCAAATAAACCATATTCGCCGCTACAGTTTGGCCGTATGGATAGTTTAACCGCCAACGACGTAGCGCTAAGTATTGTGCCACTATCCACAATAAATTCTATCCGAATAATGAAATACGGGTACGGCGGTTTGCATAATACCGGCATTCAGGCTAACCGGTTTGCCTATTATCACTACGCAAATGATAGCGCCGTTATCCGTTCAAGTAGTTCCTTTAACATGGCGATAGCTGCGGAACAACGGCTAAGGATAGACAGTAATTACGCCGGGACCCGTACCGTTTTCAGGACTGGCACGAGCTCGCTAACGAGGTCAGAGGGCCCCGCAGCGGTATCGGCGAACACCGTCATAGATAATTTCGACGTGACTAAACACATTTTAGTACGTGGCACGTTAAGCGGGTTTACGTCAAAACTAAATGGTAGTTCAACGACCAACGACACAATAGAAAATTTTATTCATTTCAATACGTCAATAAATATTGGAGCGCC